GAGGTCACTGGCGCTGCTGCAACCAACATTCGCTGGGTGGCTACGGTAAACACCAGCGAAGTAACCTACTAAGGAGGCCACGATGGCTATTCAACTTGACCTGATCAACAGCCAGTATGGTACACCTTTTGCTGGCGCTTACTTCCGCATCGTCACTGCGGCTGTCTCTCGTATGCGTGAGGGTGGCCCCAAGTTTACTGTGATGATTGACGTGGCTGGCTATGCTACTGCTACGCCTGACGATGATACCCGTGAGGTGGACTTCCGCCGCTACCATGCTGACTTGGCTGAAGTGGAAGCACAGGCTGGCGCTAACTTCTTGGATAAGTGCTATGCTTGGGTCATGGCTCAAGAAGATATGGCGGGATCAACTGCCGTTTAGGAGTAAGTAAATGCTTGGCTTCTCACCTCTTGCATCGGCACCATTGTCTGATGATGGGTTTGTTAGCATCAGTTTATCTGAACTACTAGGCAGTGTAACATCTACAGGTGCTGTAGGTACAGTAGCGGCCAACATCGTAGAAAAGCTTGATAGTTTAGAAGCTATTACTTTTGTCAGTGCAGTAACTGTAGCCCTCTCTTCTAAAGTAGTAACTGGCGTACAGGGAGTCTCTGCAGAAGGATTTACTAATAGTGTTATAGTACAAGTTACACAGCCTATCAGTACTCCAGTAATTACAGGCAGTGTTGAAAGTGTATCTATCGGTGGCTTTGAAGTAGATGTTTCAGAAACTCTTGATAGCGTACCTGCGACTGTTCTACTTAATCAAGTAATTCCAAGGGTATCTTCCACAGCAAGCATTGTTGGTGTTGAAGCCACAGGCAGTGTGCGTGAAGTCGATGTAATTAACACTCTTAAGCCTCTCGGTTTTGTTGCACTTGGTCTTGTAAATACTGTAGTAACACAGTTAACTGAACCTCTTTCGGATGTTTCTGGGCAAGTTTTTGTTGGACGGGTCAAGGTTAATCTTGATGCAAAAGTTAGCACCACAGGGCTTACTGGCTTTGTAACAAATACAACACAGACTGCAGAGGTCTTTGACTTTGAGGCTGTGAAAGAAACGTACAGCAGGAAAAGAACTGTGTACCTTTCGAGGGTCGCATAATGGCTACAACTTCTGCAGAAAGAACAGTTAGAATAACAAAAGAAAATAGGACTGTCTTTATCGTTGATAGAAGAACTACTTCTGCCGATAGAACAGTTTATGCAACAGAGGATCAAAACTAATGAGTTTTCGCTGGCCTAATAAAGACCCTGACGAACAGCTAGACTACAGCGTTGATTGGTCTAGGTTCCTTGGTAGCTCTGTAACTATCTCTTCTGTTCAGTGGTACGTTGATAACAGTACAGGCGTTAAAACTGCCATCAATGCTGGTGAAACAGTTAATGGTATTCAAAACGTATCCCAGACTAGCACTAGCACGGTAGCGACTATTAACATCGGCTCTGGTACTGTTAATAACGACTACAAGTTTTACTGTAGAATTACAGACAGCTCTGGCTCTCAGGCTGAAAGAGTTATTAAGCTTCGGATCAAGGAGAGGTAAATGGCTTACGATTTTCTTGGTCTAGTAAACGACATCAATAGAAGACTTAACGAAGTAGAACTAACAACTAGTAACTTTAGTAGTGCTACTGGTTTCTACAGTGTAGCTAAGGACTCTGTTAACTCTGCTATCAGACATATCAATCAGGGTACTTTCGAGTGGCCATTCAATCATGTCGAGCAAGAGGAAGACCTTACCGCTGGTGAGATCCGTTACGGTTATCCTTCTGACGCTAAGACTATCGATATGGATTCTTTCCGTATCAAAAGAAATAGTACCTTCGGTAACGAGACAAAGAAACTGAAGCTTATCACTTACGAAGAGTACTTGAATAACCACATTGACGATGAGTACAACGACTCTGACACTGGTATTAGATCTATCCCTAACTTTGTATTTAGAACTCCTAGCCTAGAGTACGGTGTGTATCCTGCACCAGACAATGACTACGAGCTAGTCTACGAGTACTATCGTCTGCCAGTTGACTTGATCAGTGCTACAGACGTTCCGAGTGTACCTGAACAGTTCAGATATGTCGTGGTTGATGGCGCTATGTATCATGCTTACTTGTTCAGAGGTAACAGCCAAGACGCCCAGCTTCAATTCCAGAAGTTCGAAGAGGGTATTAAGGACATGAGAACCCTGTACATCAATAGGTACGACTACGTTAGAGACACAAGAGTAAGAACTAGTATGTCTGGTGTTATCGGGGGTAGGGTTAACTAATGCCTACAGCTTGGGAAACATTTCCTGTTGAAGTTAAAGGTGGCTTGGTGACTAACATTAGCCCCTTGCAGCAGGGTATTAACATGCCGGGTTCTGCTAGGCGCTTAATCAACTTTGAACCATCCATTGAGGGTGGTTACAGACGTATCCAAGGTTTTACTGAGTTCGACACAGCACATATCCCGCCCTATGGTGAACCTGTAGTACAGGGTAGTGGTCAGTCTGGTACAACCCTAACCTTAGCCAATATCTTTACTTCCCCTGAGGATGGTGATACATTCACTATTGCTGGTGTGACTGGTACCTACACTATCGATACATCAGGCGTTTCCTACAGCACAGCTAACAAGACTGTAACCCTTACTCTTACTTCTTCTCTAGCTTCCTCTCCTGCAGACAAAGCAGCTGTAACCTTTACCAACAGAACTTCTGACTTGGTTGAAGGTATCATTTACTTCAAGCAGAAGGCTGTGGTTTATCGTAATGCTGACTTGTGGGAATCGAGTGGGTCTGGGTGGACGAGAATCAATGTACCCTCTTACGGCACAGTTCTAGTTAATGGTGGTTCTCAGACTGGTACATCCTTGGCTGTTGATGGTCTTACAGCTACCCCTCAGATTGGTGATACCTTTACAGTAGCAGGTATTGAGAAGGTATACACTATCACGAATGCAGTGACAGTATCCTCTGGTGGTGCAACTATCACTATTAGCCCAGCCTTGGCATCGTCACCAGCAGACAACGCAGCTGTAACTTTCTTGAGCACAGACAGAAGTTCTGGTGGAAAACACAGATTTGCTAGGTATAACTATACGGGTTCTAGTACGATCTCTGGGGTTGACGGTAATAACGCACCATTTATCTACGATGGTACTACCTTCACTGTCCTTGATGATGCACCATCAGATGTAGGAGGGTCTAGTCATGTCGTGGAATTTAAGAACCACACTTTCTACGGTAAGGGTAACAAGCTAACGTTTACTATTCCTTACGGTGAGACTGACTTCTCTGCTGCTCTAGGTGGTGGTGTTATCTCTCTTCCTCATACAATTACTGGCTTGATTGTTTTTAGAGAACAGCTTATAATTTTTAGTAGAAGTAAGATCCATAGACTGACTGGTAATACTGTTTCTGATTTCACTCTTCAGCCTATCTCTCTAGACATTGGTTGTGTTCAGGAAGATACTATCCAAGAAGTTGGTGGTGACATTGCTTTCCTTGGTCCTGACGGTGTTAGGCTTCTCAGTGCTACTGACCGTATCGGTGACTTCGGTTTGGCTGTTGCATCTAGAGTTATTCAGAGTGAAGTTAATGCTCTAGTGTCAGGTAATACATCCTTTAGTTCCTGTGTAATTAGAAGTAAAAACCAGTACAGACTGTTTGGGTATGCAGCAAGTAAAACCCAAGACACAGCTGCTGGTGTTCTAGCTACTCAGTTTGCTGACCAGACTGCACAGGGTATGGCTTGGGCTGAACTCAGGGGTATCATGGCTTACGTTGCAGACAGTGTGTACTCTACAGCTGACGCAGAAGAAGTTGTGCTGTTTGCCAACAGAGACGGTTACGTATACAGGATGGAGTCAGGCAGTAGCTTCAACGGTTCTAACATTGGTGCTTACTACTCTACGCCTCACTTTGCAGTCAACGACCCAAGACTAAGAAAAACCTTCTACAAACTAACAACTTATGTTGACCCTGAAGGATCTATTACTGGGTTAGTTACACCTAAACTAGACTTCGACCAAGATGGTACAGTACAACCACCACAAATTAATATAAGTAACATAACAGCTACTGCAGCTTTCTATGGTGTATCTTCCTTTGGAACTGGTACCTACGGCGGTAAGCTTAAGTACACATTCAACAACCAACTTATAGGCTCAGGATTAACAGTTAG